ACGGCACCCTTGCCGAATTGACGTTCGATCTGACCCAGGGCCGCAGCCAAGGCTTTCTTCTTGTTGTCGTCCATTAAAGTCCTCACGTAATCAATAAGGCCTGACGGCCAACACCTGTATAAGTAGACAGTATTGTTCCACAAAGATCGAAGATCGCCTACCCCTGTTTTTCTATTTCTAGTGCAGCTCGTCGCAACAAGCCCTCAAGCGCGGCCTTTACCGTTTGTCGGCGGACCTCGTCGCGGTTGCCGGGGAAGTGCGCAAGCTCGGCCGTCACCTCCTCGCCAACGCCAAAAGCCAGCCAAACGGTGCCGACCGGTTTGTCCGGCGAACCACCGTCAGGCCCGGCAACACCGCTGACCGCCACGGCAAAGCGCGACAGGCTTTTTTCCTGTGCACCACGGACCATCGCCTCCACCACTTCCTGGCTGACGGCGCCGACTTTGCCGAACAGCTTCTCGGGTACGCCCAACTGCCGAGTCTTCTGCCGGTTGGAATAGGTGACATAGCCCGCCTCGAACCAGGCCGAACTGCCCGGAATCCGCGTGATGGCTTCGGCGATACCGCCGCCGGTGCACGACTCGGCAGTGGTGACGTGAGCATTAAGCACCTGCAAACGGCGACCCAGTTCAGCGGCCAGTTGAGTGATTTCCTTCACGGTCGACTCCAGAAGTAGGCGGGGGTTTGCCTACCCTACAGGAGCAAATCGCACGCGCAAGCGACAGACTGGATCAAGATGCTAACGCCCGACGGCGCGCACGTACGCTTGGCAGGCACGTAAGGCGATCAGGGCGTTATCGCCGTCGTCGGTGATGGCGATAATTCGCTGAGCATGCGCCGGGTCAAGTCCGGCTCGCGGGGTTGCATGAACCACGCCGCTGGCGGTGGCGGCGGTTGGCACTGAGCAATTGAGACTGCGGTCGGTGGCGTCGAGAAGGACTGACAACCGCACATCAGCAGTGGCCAGGCGGTCGCGCAGAGCAGCTTGGTTATGTTGGGCATCGTTCAACTCCTGTACGTGTTGCTGATCGTTGGCACTGAGCTGCTTCTCCAACGCCAACCGTTCTTTTTGCTCAGCCAGGTGTTGAAGCACAACCGCCTGTGCCTGTACATCCGCCTGGCGCTCGAGCTGCGAGCCATAACGCCACGCCTGTACTTGCCAGGTCACAACCACTAGCAGGCAAACGCCGATCAGCCGTAACGCGCCTAAGAAACGCATAACACCGACTTGGCCCGCGCCCACACTTGCAAACGGTCCTCCAGCCCGTTCAGGCCGCCATTGATGCGGCGGGTAATGGTGGTGAACTGGTCTTTGTCGGCCAGCTCATTCAAGCCGTTGCTCTGCCAAAACCACGCCGCGGACTCACATGCCCACTGTGGCTGTTCCAACAGCTGCGGCTGTCCCAGCAGGCGATCGTCGCCGAACAATGCCTGGCTGCACGCCAGGTAGTTACGCCGCCCGGTGATCTGGATCAGTCCCCTGCCCCGATACTTCTGGCCATCGCCGTCCGTTTCGGGGGTGTTGCCCAGGCGCGCGGCCAAAGTGCCGGTGTCGTATTTGCTGAGGTATTGGTCGCTGCCCAGTTCGCGCACGTAGCGCAGCTCACCGGATTCGTGGCCGACCTGCGCGAGGAAGGCGGCAGCACGTTTGGGCGTATCGATTTTCCGATTCAGCATGGCCTCATTGAGCGCGCAGATGAAAACGCCCGCTAGAGAGCGGGCGTTCGGGAAGATTTGCTGGAGCTGCTCGATCGTCATGGGATGACCTTGCTGCGAGCCACCGCCCGCGCCGCCAGTATCGCTTCGGGCACCGGCGTGTGTTGCTCGATGAACCGCAAGCTGTACCAGTCGGTAGATGCCAGATAAGCGAGCGCCTCGCGGGAGTCCGCTTGCGCCTGGAGCTCTTGCGGCGTTGGCGTTTTTTCGAGCTTCGACAAGTCAAACATCCTGCTTGCCCTCCTGAGGCTTGGCTGCATGGGGTGAGGCCCGTACGGGCTCAACGGGAAAAGGCACAGGCCCGGCCGATACCTGAAGCCTTCCGCCCAGCCACATATAGTCAGGGGCGCCCGCGTTGACCGCGAGTCTCAAGGTCAGCTCAATTTCACCATTGCGACGGCTGACAGGCCCTGCGAACAACTCATGCCCGATCGCGGACATGGGCAAGGTCATGCCCTCGGGGATTTGCGAAAGATCGATCCTTTGCTCATTCAGGATCAGCGTTTCGCCTTCGACGGAGGCCGTCGTCGGCGTCGCAGTGCCAAGCGGCCGAAAAGGTACGTGGTGAATAATCATGCGTGCCACCTCCCGATTGCAGTCACGGTCACGATGTTGTTCAGCGTCCGGTCGGAGGTAAAGAAATAGGAGCCGACATTGCCGTAGCACCGGGCCGTCATATCCCAGTCAACCGAGGGGTAGATGTTGTGAAACACCGCGACCGGCGTATCGGCGAACGCCGCCAACCAGGCAACGTTGCGCGTGGCGCCGGCGGTGTAGCCGGTAAACCGTTGCTGGCAGATTTGCAGGCCGCCGGCAAAACGAAAATACCAATTGTCGAGCGCACCACCACGCTCGATGAGCCCGGAGTTGATCGGCAAAGCACCCGATGGGCCAGCATTGAGCACACCGGAAATCGCATTGCCGTTGTGCAAAACGCTGCGCCAGTTCGGCGCAGCAGCCCCAGGATTAACGCTGAACTGGCGAAAGTGCATACCGTCCCCGGATACCGCCATCGACAGCTGCGCGCGCCATTGCGGGTCATGCCCCCAGGCTTGGGACAGCACACTGATTGCGCCAAAACCCGGTACGCCGTCGGGGTGCAGATAGTAGCTGTAGAGCCCCGTATTGGCCTTGTTCGGTGAGGCCGTTTGCGCAGCCGACAGGCCTATCAGCTCCCCTGGCGCTGCACCCTGCCCGGTGCCCAGTGCAAAAACCGACGTATTAATATCGGCGCGCCATGGAGACCACGCGCCATCACCACGCCGACCACGCGTATAAACCGATTCATCAAGCATGGCCTTCGCGGTTTGCCAAACATACCCGCCCGAGTTGGCGACCTGCAGAATCTGCACATACGGGTTGGGCAGATTTATGCCGCCATTGCCAAATTGAAACAGGCCGCTGACGCGTGGCAACTCGTTGGCATCATCGGTGGGCGCTTTTGAAATCGGCGAACTGCCCCACCCTGCGTGGCCCATCAGTGAGACCCGACCGGGTGTGAAATCATCGCTGCCGGTGACTGCGTCTAAAGTGGCTACCGTCCCCAACTGTGCCTGCCGGGCAAACAGCTCTTGAGTCATGGCGTTGATTTTGACGCTTGCACTGCGCGGAGTGTCGCCGCCCACGCCGGTGGGTGCCGTACCAATATTGATTTCCTGTCGTGCCATTTGGACTCTCCATAGTCAGGGCATTAATGGGTGCTTGCCGAAGTCGGTCAGACCTGCGGTGTAACCGTTGTTTCAAGCTTGCGCGGTTCAGCAGAGGGAAACCTTACGTCGCCCCGCGTGATTGCCAGAACGATAGGCTCAGGGGGAATGCGCAAAGCGTCCGGGCTGTCCCATGTCACGGGAAACTTGAGCGTCAAGCTGATTACACCTCCCACCCGTTCAATGGGATCAGAGGCCGAGAGCCAAGGACTGTCTATCGCCGAAGCGGGAAGGCGATACCCCTCCGGAATGGCGGACAAATCGATTTCCTCGTCGTTGAGCCACAGCGAGTCACCGAACACACTGGCAACCAGTGTTTCATTGGTCAGAAAGGGAAATAGTTTAATGTTCATGGCTTCCAGTACCCAGTTACACACACGCGGATTGCGCCGAATCGTTGAGCAACCGGCCCATTACGAATGGCGTAGGTGATGACCGAAGGCGTCGAGGCGTACTTCGCAATCACTCCGTAATGATCCCAGGTCGCCGAGGGTTGGCATTGGACGTCGACACTGACCCTGCCGTAATCATCGAAGGCGACGGGCAACTGGATATTGGTATGCACAATCCCAGAAGCCGGAAGCTCAATGTCCGGATTGACAGAATTGGTGAGCACGGTGAAACCGTTCTGGAACCTGGCGATACGCCAGGAGCCGATGTAATTACTGTCCATCAGGCCAGGGCCACCCACTACCTGGGTAAGCGCGTTGGCACTGGTGTAGATCAACGACCACTCAGACCAACCACCGCCGTTAAAAAAACGGGTGTAGTTTGAGCCGCCGAGGAACAGGTTCTGCATGGCGGTGTTGGCATCCCATGAATGCGCTTCAAGCAGTCCGCCATGCAGCCCACCCCATCCTGCAGGACGCGTCCCGGTTGTTTCGCTCGTAAGCTGGAAGGTCGAGAACCCACCGTCAGTGGGGTTGCCAATCTGGTCGATATTGCCGCCGAAAAAGTTTCTGCCGGCGAGGCCGAATGTTCCCTGCCTCAATACCCTGCCCCACGGGCTCCATCCGGCGTCCTGCCAACTTCGAGTGAACATCACACCGTGATTGCTTGCGGTGTGATAGGCCTGTACGGCGATCTGGGTCTTGCGCCCTGCGATACCCCGCGTCTCGATGTTCCACCACACAGGCCCGTCACTGCCGGGATATAGAACCGGCCAGTTAAGCGTGGCCGCCTGCGAGTCACTGCCGTTGTAGGCATAGCAGGTTCCGGTCGGTTGGTCGTTGGCGTTGATTGCCCCCACGCTTCGCGAGTCCCCCACCACGCCCATGGCCTGCAGCTCAGACCTGGCAATCTTGGTGTCGTACAACTCCTGGGTCATCGCATTGATTTTGATATTGGCACTTCGGGGTGTATCACCGCCTGTGCCTGTGGGCGCCGCGCCCAAGTTGATTTCCTGTCGAGCCATAGGACTCTCCATCGTCGAGGCAATAAAAAACCCGCTGATAAGCGGGTGCAAACTATGCTGGTCCGTCTTCAGGGCTTTGGTTTTTCGCCCAGTCGATAAATCGTGGCACGCGCGGCATTGCGAGCGGCCTGGATATCAGCCGGAACCGGTGTGCCTTCCTCCAGTTGAGCAAGCGCGTACCAATCACTTTCCCGCAGGTAGCTACGGGCCAGGTCGAGGGCCAGATCATTCTCCTGATCCTGGGCGCTCTTAATTTTTTCCAGCTTACTGATATCAATCATGGGTTAGGCCCTTGGCCGGAGCGACCGGCAGTGCTTTGGGTAAAGAGGAGGTCGGCAGTTGAACCGGACCATTGGTTGTTACGTCGATAACCAGCGGTTTGGCGGGGTTGCGCAGGGACTCCGGGGAGTCCCACCTGACCGGTAATTTCAGCGTCAGGAAGAGTGTCCCATTCACGCGCTCGATGGTTTCGACGAAGTGATCGCACCCTGTCGCCGACGCCGGCAGGCGATAGCCTTCGGGAATAAGGGAAAGATCGACAACTTGACCACAGAGGGTCATCACGTCCTCTTCGACGCAAACCGTCAATGGCTCATCTGTCAGAAAAGGGAACAGCTTTATTTTCATCATTTCCAGTACCCCCACACAGTGACCGCCGGTTGGAACGCCTTGGCTGCCGGGTCCATTCCTGATAATGATGTCGACAGCGGCGGTGCCATTAACGTAGCAATTCAACGCACCGTAGTGGTCGTAGGTATTTTGCGGTTGTGCGTTAACAAACACCCGGCCGGTTCCCGCCAGGATTGCAACCGGCATTGAAACCGTTACCAACGTTGCCTGGCTCGGTGGTAGCACCGGCGTTACCGGGCCTACGCCCTGAATACAGATTTGGCCATTCGCGTATTTACTGACGGTCCAGCCACCTACTACGGTTTTATTCATCAAGCCAGTGCCTGTGGACGGATCGTTCAGTGCATTTGCCGCTGTATAGACCCGCGCCCAGTCTGTCCACGTGCCGTTTGCATTGACCCTTCTGAACAGCGTATTCGCGGTGTCCGGATTGACCCACTCCTGGGTGGCGTATTGGGCTGACAAGTATTTATGCGACAAAAAACCATAACTGTTGGGCCCGTTCGGGCCGGGAATGTTATTGCCGTAATACTCGCCTGTGGCTTGCACGTTGTCCGCGCTGGTGGTCAGCAGTTTGACGGCGCCACCGTAGCCAAAATCGCCCGCCTTCAGCACCTGAGTCCAGGCCGTGCCCGCGGCCGCGCCCTGCCGGAACTGCCGTTCCCAAGTCATATTGTCCACAAGGCTGTAGGCGACCTGCCTGACATACCCACCCGTTCCCGAGAGCATCTGAATGATGTAGACGTAGGGGAACGGCAGCGACACGCCGCCGTCGCCGAACATGAACAACCCATTCACGACCGGCAATCCATCGGCGCTTTCGGTGGGTTTCATCGGGATAGGCAGGCTTGCTCCCCAGCCGCTGGCCTTTGCCAATGCATCACCTCTGTACAGCTCGTCGGTCATCGCATTGATTTTGATCATGGCACTGCGCGGGGTATCACCGCCGGCCCCTGTTGGGCGCGTGCCTATATCGATTTCTTGTCGTGCCATTTGAACATCCTAAAATATAGGCCAAAAAAAACCGCACTCAGGCGGGTTTTGGATAGGTGTCGTGGATTCGATCAGAATGCAGGCAGCATCACAGGAACAGATTCTGCGATCTCACAATGCACAGACATGGCCCCGACCAACTCATAGGGCTGCCCGTCTTTTTGCAGCTTGATGGTCATGATTTTTCGCGCGTACGTGACGACGGCCAACACGTCTTTCTCACCCACGCCCATGCTATAGCCCCACCCGTTGCCTTCGGGTGCCAGAGGGATAAGCCCCAGTGTGCCGCGCACTTCATAAATACCTCGAGCCTTTCGCCTGGCGGTGACCTTTTCACTGCTGAACGGAACAACCCAGCAAGCCCCATCAGCCCCGCGTAGTTCAATCACTGCTCGCATGTTCAAATCGCCTTTATCAAGCTGTCCGCCTGCCTGGCGCAGTTGGCCGTGTTCAGGGTGGTGATGACCGTCAGCGCGCCCATGTTCATGGCCGCGGTTGGCGGTGCGATGTCGGCCACGGTGGTCCAGTTCGAGGTATAGGCTGCGGGCACCTCAAGGGCGCCGGTCTGGATCGAGTACATGGCAAATCGGGGCAGATAGACCGCACCCGGAAAGCCGATGTAAATGGACATCAAGCCCGTCTCCGGACGCCGATACACACTGACCTTCAATCCCGGCACGCCTTGCACACTGCTGATGCCCGGCGAAGCCGAATTCAGCAGCGCAACACCCGAGTTGAACGAGCCCTGGTAGTAGTACCAGGAGAGGTCGAGGGTAAACGGCGACGTGTAGCCGTTGATGCATCCCAAGCAGCGGATCAGCGGCGATTCGCTTTCGGTGTAGGGCATGCTGGTATGGACAGTCAGGGAAGAAACCAACCCGCCACTGGCTTTGCCAGCCTCGGTGATGTTTTGCCCGAGCAGGCGCTCTCCATCGGCCTGGAAGGCGCGTGACTTGAGCCCCAGCCGTTGCTGCGTAGAGGCAAGGCCTGGACCGTCGGTGAGGACTTTCTGCCAGGGTTGCCACACGCCGGCGGCCTCGATTCGCACCCATTTGGCACTGTCGACACCGACGTACTCCTGCAGGGTGTAACCCCGGCCCGCCTCGTTGACGGTGACCCAGCCATTGGTTGCGTTGGGTGCATTGATGCCCGACATTGAGTAATAGGTGCCGACGGCGCGAAGGCCATCCAAATCTGCTTCTACAATTGATTTGACGGCACCTACACCAAAGTCCCCGACGCGAACCACTCGGCCCGGGGTGTGATCGTCGGTGCTGGTAGTGAGCGTGCCCAAAGCGGCTGTGCCCAGAGCATCAACGCGGCTGTACAACTCCTGGGTCATTGCGTTGATTTTTACGTTGGCGCTGCGAGGCGTGTCCCCGCCGACGCCAGCAGGCCGTGTGCCCAGGTCAATTTCTTGTCGTGACATCCTTGCCTCCCAATAAAAAGTCCATTTCCTCGCTCAGCAATACACTTTTGGTACTGCCTCTATTCGATCAAAATCAAATCCCGCTGACGTCCACAATTAAATAACTGTAGGCTTCCGCCCGATAATTAAACTGCTTGACCTCGTGCTGCTTGGTGTAGCCGTTGAAATAATAAATTTTCACTTTGAAACTAACCTTGCCTGGGCTCTGCGAGGCATAGTTAGTACTGGCGTACTCATTAATTCCGTAATTCCCGCCGCCGCCGGTGAATTGCGTTGTTCGCCAACTTCGTCCACAGCGACCACCGAACACAACGGCGTACTTTCTACCCGCATCATAATTATGATCACCGACAACAGCCTCAAAGTTTCCGCTCCCCACCAATACATCTCGGACAATCAACTGAGGCGTGGTCGCGTCGTACACCAGTTCGCGCTGCTCATTGAATATCTGCATGCCGAATGAGCCGCCCGCCGATACACCTGGTCGGAAACGATAAACATCGAGGTTAACAATCGTCGAGCCATCAGTTACATAACGCTGAATATACCCACTGCCACTGCGCGATACGTTGGCGAGGCAGACGGAATGGGCTTCATTCTGCGCTCTGACGGCGACGATCTCCTCAGCGTCTGGAATCCAGACATCCAAGTACTGACCCCACGCCGGATTACTGCTGGTCGCCGTACTCACCTGGGTGGTCTTACTCATAAAACCATAGGTTTTAAAGTTCTGATCGAGGAGTACGCTGCGATCCGCGTTGAATACTTGAAAGCCAATACTCATTATGAAATTCCGTAAGTAATAAGCCCAGGGTTAACGGACGCACTCCACGTGAGCGTATTGCCGGTAATATGGCACTGCGGGCCATCAGTGACATTGATGCCGGCCTCAAGCGTCACCATGTACCAGGGACGGCCTTGAGCGAAAGCATCGACGACTAAAGAGCCCGCTTGCGCTCCACTGCTTATCCTGCCAATCACCCGGGCTAGCCGCGTGTTGACGTCCACCAACACGTCGCCCTGAGCATTGAATGCCTGAAATCCTGCCGTCATGATATTTCTCCTGTTAGTTGCTTCAGAGATTAATCCCAGATGCCGAACCGGACCCGCAACTTCTGTTCGGCGTCGAAGACCTGAACCAACTGGTTGCTGATCGTCATTCGGCCGCCACCGCCGACGCCGTTAAGTTCCAGCCCACCGGCTTTATCAAGTTTCCAGCCGCGCTTACCTGCCTCGTAATCATTGGACTGAATGACCTGCCCGATTTTTGCGTTGGTAATGGTGCCGTTCTGAATAAATGCGCTTTCAATAAACGTCTCGGTGCCTTTGACGGCGAAAGGAGATGTGAACTTACCGGGGGTGTTTTCGTTATAAATCGCAAATTGATCTGCCGAGATCAGGAATTGGCTCTGCAACCCGCCAGGGCCATTTTCGATACCCAAGCCAATACCCGCAAACTTGTAACCGCCCCCCGCAGCCACCTGCATCCGCACCGACCAATTCGCCGCCAACTTCCCATTGGTATCCGCAATCGCGGTAGCGTTGGTTTGAATACTCGCCGACTGCTGATTCACTTTGGTCTGAACCGTGTCGATGCTTTGCGCGAGCGTTTTGTCTGCGGTGGCCAACGTGGTCAACTTCGTTTCAATCGAAGCGGAGTTGTCCTTGACCTGCGCATCCAACCGCGTCACCCGCTGGGCAAGCGCCTCATCCCGAGAAGCCGAAGCCGTATCCACATTGGTAATGCTGGCCTGGTTCTGATTGACCCGCGCATCCAACCGCGTCACCCGCTGGGCAAGCGCCTCATCCCGCGAAGCCGAGGCCGTATCCACATTGGTAATGCTGGCCTGGTTCTGATTGACCCTCACCTCCAACGCATCAGTCTTTATCGCCTGGGCAAGATCACCCTCGGCAATCGCCGACATCACCGACCAAGCGCCTGCGAGGGAAACGTCATCCCCGGCGTAAGAGGTTTTTTCGTCACCGGCCATCTTCGGGTTGACCTGGGCATACACCCCATCGGTTTTTTCCGAGGTGCTGGTGACTTTGCCGTCCAAGGTGGTGACCTGGCTTTTCAAGCCATTCAACGCGGTCGACGTCGCCGCCAAACCGCTGACCGGGTCATCCACTTTGGCTCGCACGCTGTTGAGCTGCGAAGCTTGGGCGGTGACCTTGCCGTCCACCGTTTCAATCGCGGTTTTGTTCTGCTGGATTTGCAGTGCCAAGGCGTTGGTGGTTTGCACCACGGAGCCGATGTCCAGCCAATAGGCCGCATTGGGTGGCGGGCTGCTAGCCGGCACGGCTTGGATTGCCTGGTAAAGGTGGCTGCCCTGACGCACAAACTCGCCATTGGCATAGGTTTTGGTCGCGTCATACAGCAACGCATCTGTCACTTGATCAACCAGCGCTTCCAGCTCTTTGCGGGTTGAGTCCAGGCGCGCGTTGACCGAACCGGCCCCCGTGCCATCGATCAACTCGATGCGATCCAACAGGTGTTTGCCCAGTTCGGTCTCTCTGATTTGCCCGGCAATCAAATCCAGAATCGGCGACGCATCTGAACTGGCCTGCCCGTTGACGCCGGCACCGGTCGGGAACCACGGCCCGATATTGCCGGTACGGTCCACCAGGCGTGCCCAGAAAAACAACGACGTACCCGCGCCCAAGCCCATCAGCGTCACGTCAGTTTGCGGATACGCGTATTCCCCCAACTTGGTCGCCAGCGCCAACTCGGCCGTCTTGCCATACCAGATCTCGGTACGCTGCAAATCCGCGGTACTCACACCCTGCGGAATCTGCCATTTCACCTTGATCGCGAACACCAACGACTCGGTCGTCAACGCCGCCACCGTCGGCGGCAAGGTGGTTTTGCCGTTAAGCACGGTCTCGATGGATTCGCTGTACAGCGAACCAATATCCAGCGCATTGATCGCGCGCACCTTGGCCACGTAGCGCCCGGCGTAGATCCCGGAAACCTCCATGGACGTGCCGCCGGTGCGTCCCGCGTACACCCACTCGCCATCGTTTTTGCGCCAGTAAGCTTCGAAGGCAATTGCATTCGCCGGGCGCTGCCAGTCGATGGTCATGACATTGACCGCGCTGCCCTGCTCGACAAAATGGTCATTGCTGACCGTCACGCCGGTCGGCGCGGCTTGCACACTCGGCGGGATCACGGTGATCGGCGGGCTGTCGATTTTTGCGCCGTTGTCGATCGCGGCGAATTTGCTCGGCACGTGCTTCACCGCGCTGAGGCTGTATTTGATTTCGTTATCGGCGAAGTCTTCGGAAATCGACAACACGCGGAACTGTTGCAAGGCCAAGGTGGCCGAGTCGATGGCCCAGATCGACTGCGCCGGTGGCACTTCGTCGAGTTTGCTCTGCAGCACAACCTGCTGCTCTTCGGCGTTCCCCGCGCTGGCGGATTTCACCACGCGCGACACCGCTTTGCCGTTAGGCATCACCAGGGTGATGGTGTCGCCGGCAGCGGCTTTGACTTCGGCATCCAGGGTCAGGGTGTCGAGGGTCGCGGCACGCAGGCGCCCACCAATGCGGCGACCGGCGCGGTCGTTGTCGGCCACGCGGATAATCTGACCGGGACGCGCCAAGGTGCCGTCGAGGCCGACCGAGAAGGTCACGCTTTCGGTTTCCAGGCGGTTGGTCAGCAACGCCCATTTGCCGATGCGCTGGGCTTGCGCCTGGGAGGTGCAACCGGTGGCGCTGATCTCGGTTTGCTGGATGCCGTAGCGGGCGATGCCTTCGGCGTCGTCGACGTATTGCACCTTCTGGCGGTAGAAATCGGTCGGGTCATTCCAACTGACCAGGGCGACGGTGTAGCGGGTCTTTTTCGCCGAGCCGCCGTAGATGAACTGGCCGCCGATCACGTTGGCGTTGGAGTAGGTGTAGACCGGGTCTTCCGGCATGTCCGCCACGGCCATCACCGAACCTGCGCCCCAGTAGGACATGCCACGGAAGGTGGTCGCCAGGTCTTGCAGCACTTTCAATGCATCGGCACGCACCGACAGGTACAGGTTGCAGGTGAAGCGCGGTTCGGTGCCGCCCTTGCCATCCGACACCGGCTGGTCGCAGTACTGGCCGATGCGGTACAGCTCCCACTTGTCCACTTGGCCGGCGTTGAGCAAGTGGCCGAGGCCATAACGCTGGTGCAGCAGCAGGTCGTAGTAGATCCAGGCCGGGTTGTCGGTCCAGGCGGACTTGAAGGTGCCATCCCACACACCGCTGTACACGCGGGTTTGCGGGTCGTAGTTGCTCGGCACCTTGATGATGCGGCCACGCAGTTCGAAGGAGCGCGACGGGATTGATTGAAATTGCGCCGCATCGAATTGCAGGCCGATCAACGCCGAACCTGGGTAGCGCAGTTTGGCGTCAATCACTTCGGTAGAGGATTCCACGGTGGTGGTATCGGCAATCGCACCACTGGTGGAGTTGGGCGTGATCCGGCGCACGCGCAGGGTCCAGCCGCTTTTTGCAGGCGGCAGGTCCACACGGTGCGAGCGCTCGTATTTGGTGGTGGTTTTGCCGCTGAACGCGGCCGCCAGCACTTGCACGAAGGCGCCGCCGTCGGTGGACAGATCGATCGCGTATTGCACGGTGTAGCCGTTGGTGTCGCCGTTGCTGGTGTTGGTCTGCGACAGTCGCGTGACCGCCAGACGTACCCGCACCGCAGACAGTTGCAGGTTGGAGTAAGACTTGGTCCACGGCTGATCGCTGCGCAGCTCGACGGACACGGGGCTTTCGTTTTCAACCGCCGGGAAGCCCGGGATGTGCGTCTGGTCCTGGCTGCCGCTGCGCGTGTCGAGTGTCACGCCGCTGAAGTTGAGGCTGCCATCGGCGTTGGCCAGGGGCGTCTCGTCGAGGAATACCGAGCGCTTATCGTTTTTCAAACCGACAATCTCGCCTTCGCTGACGAGATCGAGGATACGGGCATAGGCCGTACTTTGCAGGCTGTCTGGCGCCTCCACGGAGGGACGGGGCTTGGAGCCACCGCCTTTGCTGCCAGCGAGAGTGAGGTCAGTCATGGCTTTCCTTCAGGCGAAATAAAGCCCGCGCAGGGCGGGCTGAGTGAAGAGGAGGACGGTTAGAGTTGATCTTGAGCGTAGATGCCGGCGCTGATCACGGAACTGCCGACGATCAACTGGCCGTAGAGCAGGCCCACCGGGTTGCCCTGGGCGCTGGTATTGACCGGCCCGTTGAAGCTGTAGCTGGCGCGGTTGTTGGGGCTGTCCTGCGCGCCAAGCCCCTTGGGCGGCGGCGACAGCATCTGCATGACGCCCCCCATCACCATCGAGGCGCCTGCCATCATCATCATGCTGGCGGCGGGGCCGGTGAGGTAACCAAACGGGTTGAAATACGCCACGGCGATCAGCACCGCGCCAATAATCGTCTGCAGCCCACCGGCACGCTTGGAGCCGGTCAATACCGGCGCAATCCGGATCACATCTTTGCCGAGAGGCTTTTGGATATCGTCTTCGGCTATGTTGCGTTTGCCGTTGAAGACGGCGAAGCGCAGACCTTTATCCGCGCTTTGCAGCATGTAGCGTTCAAAGCCGGGAAACTGTTTGAAATAGCCCATCACATCCCTGAAACCACCCGAGGTGGTCACGCGATGCTCTCGACCGAAAAGTCTGGCGAGCGAGCCTGATAGCAGGACCGTTCGCATTGTGTGGTGTTCAACTGCCAATCCCATGAGTGCTCTCCTGGTCCTTTCAAAACGATGGTTAGAGCTGGTCCTGCGCGTAGATCCCGGCGCTGACCACGGCACTGCCCACCGTCAGCTCGCCATACAGCAAGCCCACCGGGCTGCCTTGGATGCTGGTATTCACTGGCCCGTTGAAACTGTAGCTGGACCGGTTTTCCGGGCGGTCCATGGTGCCCAGCCCCTTGGGCATTGGTGATATCAGTTGCATGACACCGCCCATGGCCATGGACATCCCCATGCTCGCGGCAAAGGACCACCCGGCTGTGGACGTGCCGCCGATCAGGCTTGAACCACCGGCAGCCAGGCCACCGGAGAAGTACGACGCGGCCACGATCAGCGCCACACCAATAATGGTTTGCATCGACCCTGCGCGCTTGCTGCCCATCAGCACCGGGGCGATACGGATATCCGACGCACCGGCGGGCGCCTTGAGGCGATCGTGGCCAATATTTTCCTGGCCCAGGAAAATCGAATAGCTCACCCCACGGTCCTTGGACTCCATCAGGAAACGCTCAAACCCGGGCACCAGAATGCACAACGCGTGTATCGCTTCCGAGGCATTTCTGACCGCCAACCGATGCACGCGCCCGAAGCTGGCGCCCAGGCTGCCGTAGAGGCGCACCGTCCTGACTTTTTCGTGATGCATGGCATCCTCCAGGCGAATGAACCGCCTATGTGATTAGTGTTTGACCCGCAGGCGATGTCGCCAAAAACTCACCGTCACCTCGCCCCAATAGCCGCCATAGGTGTCGCGTTTGCTGTCGCGGCCATAGAGGTGGTGCAGGATCGAGCCGGGGGCCGGGTAATGCTCGGGTTCACTTTGCAGCACGCCATCGGCCAGGTAGATGGCGGCATGGTTGGGCACCGGCGAGCGAATCTGCATCAGCACGATATCGCCCTGTTGCAGTTGGCTGACCTGCACAAAGCCGGCGGCCGGCAGGTTGTCCAGGTAGAGATTGCCGCCCTTGTCCCACCAACCGTCTTCGCGCTGATAATCACCCAGCTCGATACCCAACTCTCTGCGGTAGTAGTCCAGCACGATGCTCAAGCAGTCATGCACGCCATGGGCAAAGGCGCGACCGATCAAGGGCGCCTGGTAGCCGGTCGGTGTGCAGCTGGCCCATTCACCTGTGCGGACAATTCCGTCGTCGCCACGGCGCACGTCGACAATATGCCAAGGCAACCCGGAAGCCTCACACGCCACGCGATCCGCTTCGCTCGGCGTTGCCGGGCAATCGGGGTGGCTGTGCACCACCGCGAGGATTTCGCCGCGCTCTTCGGCGGCTGCATAGTCCTCGGGCGCCAGGCGAAAGTGCTCGCTGGGCGTACTCGCGGTGTTGCGACACGGCACGTACACGCGCTTGCGCCCTTCGCGAATCAGCAGGCCGCAGCATTCGTGCGGGTAGTCGGCCACGGCGTGGCGGGCAATCGCCGCCAGGTTGGTCTTGTTCATGCTCAGCTCCGCAACAGGCCCGCGGCCGGGAAGGAGCCGTAGGGCAGTGGGTTGTTCTCGCCGAAACGCAGCTTGCAACTGGTCAGCCGCCCACCGCATTTGTCCTTGGCCGCGTCCGTGACAATCACGTCGTTGGCATCCGCCACCGGGCCACCGTTGTAGCCGCAATAAGGGCCGCGATAACCGCCGCAGCTGAGCCACCAGCACACGTTGGCGACGATCTGCCGGCGCGGCAGTTGCACGCCGTTAAAGTCCAGTGCGCTGGCCAGTTCGAACTTTACCGTCTCGCTGCTTTCGGCGACCTTGCGTTCGATGTACCAGATGTCCGGCGGCAGTTCCTCTTCCGGGTCCGCCTCGGGTTGGCCATCGAGGTACTTGCCCAGGGTGCGGTGGCGGATCAGCCGCGCGCCTACCAAATCTTCGAAATACAGCACCAGCGCCGTGATGAAACCGCCGACGTTGCCTACAGCCAGGGTCGGTGTGGGCTGCGTGCCCTGCCCCGACATTTCAAACCCTTCGGCCTGGATCGGCCAGGGTGAATATTCCTGGCCCTGCCAGACGATCGAAGACGCCTGTGCATAACCGTGAAAACGGTACATCTCGGCGCCCAGGGCGGTGGCGTCGAGTTCAAAAAGCTCTACCCAGGCCCCGGGTTCCAGGGTCTGGATATCTGCGGTAATGGACATGTGATTCTCCGCGCAAAGAAAACCCCGCACTGGGCGGGGTGTGGGCGCCGCTGTTGGCACTAGGGATGAAAGGCCTGCTCGAACGTCGCCGTCAGGGAGTAAAGCCCGGCGCCCATCGGCGTCGGTTGATACCCCTTGCAGCGAAACAGCGCAGGCGTGGCCAACGGCGCGGTCCAACTGAACGCCTTGGCGCCGGCGTGGCGGTCGAGGAACGCGACAATTGCCTTGATTCGCGCCTCGTCACCGACGAACGTCAGTGGCCACGATTGGGTTTTGCTATTGATGCCGTCAGCGGCTGTTTGCTGGTAGCCGTCGCCGAATTTGGCCGTTTTCAGGCGAAACTCGACGCTGCCGACCGGCTCCACTTTGGGCTCCCAGGTGAAGGTTTCTGTGCTCATGTTTTCTCCCGGCGCAAGCCGTTGGTTGTCAGCGGCCGTTAATGGCCGACCAGATTTGCCCGCCCGGTTTGAGGTCGCGTGCAATTTGCTCGGCGGCGCCTTGGCGGGCGGAGCCGGCATAAGCACGGGCGACGTTCTGGGCATTGCCATCGGTGCCGGCGCCCTGGCCGTCGGCAACGTTGATGGTTTGCTGGATGACGACCTGGTTGCTGCTGGTACTGCCCGACTGGCCAGCGCCCAAGGCGCGCACGCCGAGGGAGCCGTCGGAACCGCGGCTCAGCGGCATGATGGCTTCCGGGCCGGCTTCGCCGAACAGCGCTAAAGGCGCCAATGTCGGGCCAGTGGCGACGCTGTTGGTAAATGCTCCGCCGTTGGCGAACGCTTTGACGCCCGCGTTCCATGCGCTCCCTTTGGCGTTGTAATGAACACCCGCCGTATTGATTTGAGGGGTGAAGGTATTGCTGAAGGGGCCAACACTGGTAGTCGTCGAAGTGGGCGTGCTGCCCCCGCTCCACCATGCGTTGATCGCCGAACTGGCAAGCCCGAACAACGAACTCAACGCACTCGACGCCGCCGTCTTCGCCGCCATCGTGGCCATGTCCTTGAGCACGGACGTGGCAAAGTCCGAAAAGTTGAATTTGCCTGTGGTCGCAAACGTGAGGACCGCTTGGTCCATTTTTTCGAAAGCACTGGCAAACACCGCTTTAGATTGCTCGGCCGCGGTGCCGGCCTTGTTCGAATACTCTTCGAACGCAGCGCTTGCGCCCTGCTGCCAATCATCCAGCAAACGCGTCATCTCGGCGAAGTTGCCCTTCACTTGGCGAGTTTTTTCATCGTCCAGAAATGCCATCACCTCCTCGTCACCCGAAGGCTTCGGCGCAGGTACATCCCCATACGGCCCACCCGTTGGAAACGTCAAACCCGCCCGCTCGGTATAACTCGACGGCCCATCCAACCCACCAAAAAAGTCACTTTGCGCACCCTGGCTCTGCTTGAGCACCTCCACCAGCTGCGCATTTTTCTGGATAAATTTTTCCGCCGCATCCGTGGCCGGATCATAGGACTTTTGAAAGTCCTTGAACTGGCCGGACGTGACCTGTAGCGCCGCTGCAGCAGACGCGCTGACCTTTTTACCGGCGTCCTCGATCTTCTGCTGCATCTCGCGCATGCTTTGTTCGGTAATCCGTGACGCCTTCGCCAGGGCCTGCTCCAGGCTGCCGAGGTTGAGCGTCAGATTACCCTGGGAAGCAGTTGCCATAGGTTTCTCCGGGTCATGGATAAAACCCGCTGGACGCGGGTTTCAAGGGAAGTGGCGTCGTCCTTAACGCCACTCGTTCATCGCACGTTCGAGTGACACACCCCGGCGCAGCTCATGGGGCATAAAGTCAATCAACTCGGCCGTGCCGCCGCCCAGCCGGTGGGTCTGCAGCGCCACCAGCGCGCTGCCCGCCTCCAGCCGCCTACCGGCGTGCAGGGAGCCATATCGGTCGATATAGCGGCCCCAGGCCAGGGCTTCGTGGTAGGTCATGCGTTCCTTGGCTTGCGCAATCGTGCGGCCGCCCACTCCGTTCAGCACCAGTTCGTGCCAGAACTCATCGGCGACCGTCAGCTCTTTACGCCGCCACCGCTGGTGCCATTCACCTCATTGACTGCATTGAGGATCACAAACCCCAATGACGGCTCAAGGCCGAAGGCATCGTCGTAACTCAGCGCTTCAGTGCCGTCGTTACCCAACGACACCGAAGCGGCGAGGTAACTGGCATTGCGGCTCTGGGCAGATTCGCCCTGGGTAAAGAGGCGCTCGATCACACCGAACGACTGGCGGCGGATGTGCAGCGTGAAGGTGTCAGTCACTTCCTTGCCGGTTTTGCTGTCCAGGTGCGTCCAGCTGATGTCTTTCTTCACCGGCTGGCCATCAACGATGCCGCCCTTGGCTTTCAGTTGTTTGAGGTTCATGGCTTCTCTCAGGCTTTCTTGATCCAGGCGCTGCCGCCGGTGCGTTGGATGGTGACGGTGGTGGTGACGACCGCGTTCAGTGCGAAGTTGAACGGGAAGTCCGAGACGTAGCCGTCGAACGTGAACCAGGTGCGGGTCGCCGGCAGTTCAAAGCCATCACCTTTGGTGTTGACGGTAGGCAGTACGTCCTTGCCGTCGGACCAGCCCACGGCCCACTTCACGCCGGTGTCACCCTTGGCTTCGGACAGTTGGTGCAGGCGGATATGGCTGGCGTTGGTAGGGTCGGCGTTCAGGCCCAGGCTCGCGGTGCCTGGGGTGCGCAGACCCTTTTTGTAGCTGCGCTCTTCGGCATTCAGGCTGGTGTCTTCGATCTGTTCGGCCGGCGCACCGCCCGGTTCGAACGAGGTGGCGTGCTCGATCTCCAGCACGGTGTAAGGCCCGGTGCCGGAGACCGGCGGGACGAGGGCAAAAATCTGGGTACCTTGGGTAAGAATCGACATCGAGTGTTCTCCATGAACATTAAAAAACCCGCAAAGGCGGGCTGTGGGGTGCAACGGATGCAGGGCTTTGGTCGAGGTGAATCAGGGCGCCGGTTTGCCATCCAGATAAGGCGGAGCATTCGGGTCCGGTTCACGGCTCTTGATCACGTCGACCAATGCCTGGTTGCTCTGGGCCAACAGGCGCAGGGCGGCATTCAGCGCCACCTGGCCGTCGGTTTGGGTTTGCAGGGCGGCGACCAAACGGTTGATTGCGGCCAAATCTTCGTCGTTCATAGGCATCTTGGTTCCTGTCTTGCTTCAGGTAGGCAGTGCGGTGAGAGGGGTTCAAACTTCAATAACGCGTGACGGCGACCATCAAGACGACAACCCGCTGGCTGTGATCGAACTGCGATAGCCCGTCGCCGTGTCGCCGACATGGGTCACGGTGGTAATCGACCAACGCCCCTGCATATACGAAGGCCAGGTCTCATCCAGCACCAGCAAGCCCTCGGCCGCCAACAGGGGATTGCCTGGGCAATCGATCAGCAATTTCAAATCTTCACGCCCGACACGACGCAGTTCACTTTCGGCCACGGCACGGGCCTCCGCTTCGTTCTGGTAGCGTTGGCGCAAGGTTTTGAACGGGGCATTTCCCACCTGAACCACGCGCTGCTTGCCAATGGCGGCATCCCACCAGGTGACGCGGCAGCCCTCGTATTTTGCGCGGGACTTTTCGTCGAGCTTGGCCGTGATGAAAGCCTGTTCACCGGGACGGTTGTTTTCGGTCACGGACAACTTCACTTCCGGCAGCATCTGGCCGGAAAGCGACGTGACCCGCCCGGCTTCGGCCAGCACATACAGTTCATTGAAGGGTTTGGTGACCGCGCAATAACGTTTGGCAAGGCGCGTAATGAACGCCATGTCGCTTTCGTTGGACTGGTCGATGTGCGCGATTTGCACCCCTTCAAGCGACGGTGCGACACGCGGTGAAAAGCCATGACGACTGACCAATTGGCGGAACAATGTACCCAACGTCGTGGGCCCATAACTGGCGGACCGACGTTGGCGATAACCGCTTTTGTCGGACATGCTGAACGGCGCAGCCGTGGCCACGATCATCAAACTCATGGGAAACAGCACCGGGGTACGTTGGGTGACGACAAACTCGCCCTTCTCCACCAATCCCGATTCCAGATAACCGGCACGCAAGCCAATCTTGCCGTCGAGGGTGGGCAACCCTTCCAGCCCCTCGATATTAAGGGTCAACTCAAGCCGATCACTTTCAATACCTGCGGTGTCGGTGTGACTCCAGCGCATCAACCGCTGGTTGAGCAGCGCCGCGTTGGCGCCGTAGAACTCCACGATCGGTGTGAATCCCTGTGCCATGCAGCCTCCTTAATCCCAGGCCAGAACAGGTCGCACGGCAGCGGGCCGCGCTTGCATTTCAGGCACCATGACCCACACACCAGCCGGCAGTACCGGACCGTATTCGGCCAGTAAGGGGTTGTGGCGCCAGAGGGTTTCTTCCGCCGCGTCATCGCAACGTCCCAACTCGCGGTAGAGCAGCAGGTTGACCGAATCACCGGCAATACTTCGCACTCTACGCATTGACGAACTCCTCTAATTCCAGGGTCCAGGCTATTTGCATGGCGGTGCCGTCGTCGATCACATTGCTCTGGGTTTCAATCACCGAATTGATCCGCCAAAGGCCCCAGTTGCGGCCGATACCATCGACCAGGGGCAATGGCGCCCGCGCATTTTGCAGCGTGCGCAATTCATCCAGCCGCTGCATGCCGATGGCGTACATCGCCGTGCCGCTGAACGTGATTTTTTCCAGCTTTTGCCCGCTCTGTCGTGACAGGGGTTTGCTGGCAATAATCGCCAGGTCACTCCAGCCGCCGTCGCTGGTACGTACTAGCGAGGAATAGGCAAAGCCTCGGGACAGACCAAAAATAAAGTCGCCGAGGACCATCTGTTGTCGCATCAATCACCTCCTGGAGGATCGGCCAGTGCCGCGTTGCGCCGGATCCCCAGGCTGTCGGTGACCATCGGCATGCATTGGAATTGCAAAGCCTGAATCACTTGGTTGACGACCTGCTGGGCATCGGCGGGGTTGACGCCAGTGATCTGGATGCTCGGGGCAATCGTGACTTGCACATTGTCCGTGCGCGCAGCGTTGAGCTCCTTGCTCACCGCAGCGGGCGCCGGCAGGCGATCACTTGAGCTGAACAATTTTTCACCGAGCCAGGCGCCCGCCTCACTGCCGAGCAAACCGCCGATTGCACCACCGACAGCCGTGCCGACACCGGGAAAAACCAGCGTGCCGATCGCGGCGCCGGCAGAAGCCCCAGCCCAGGCGCCACTGGCCGAGGTGAGTCCTGCACCGACAGCTTTGGCGTCACCGTTGCGTACGCCCTGCACCACGTCCATAGCGGTGTCGACGTACTTCAGTGGGCCGAGGCGGCGGGCGGCGGACGACTCCAGTTTGCTCATCGCGCCCCACAAGCCTGGAACAGGCACCTTGATTGAGCGGTGGGCCGGGGCTGGCAGACGTTCACGACTGATAGGTTGAGCCTGTGAAAGGGTGTCTCGGTGACCTTCGAACGGCAGGGGCACAAGGCCCCGCTCCAATGCTTCAAGCAGCCCGGGCGCTCTGCCCGAACTCAATCGCTGGGTGGCACTTTTTTTCGTTCGACTGTTTGTCCCGGCCGCGCGCGGCTGTAACCCTGGGGAAATGTCACCCGCAAACCCAAGAGACTGCTGCTTCGGAAACCACCTCGAAAGGCGTTCGCCCACGCCATACAGCGATGCAACCAAACCAACACCTTTTGCACGTGAGCGCTTGGCGGCGGATGGCTTCGCAGCAGGCGTTGGCTTCTTGTGCGAGGTTGGAGACGTCTGCGTTGTTTGAGCCTTTCGTACTGGCGCAGACTTTTGTGTTATTTGAGGCTTTCGTTCTGGATGAGACTTTTGCGTTGTTTGAGCCTTTCGCGCTGGCGGGGACGTTCGTGTTGTTTGAGCCTTTCGTGCTGGCTGGGACTTTTTTGCCGCCTGAGACTTTTTTGCCGCCTGAGACTTGGGCTTTCCGGGCTTCTGCTTCCCCGAAGACCCTCCGTGCGCCGAGTCCCTGCTCGAAATTGATTTTTCGCCCGCCGCTGCACAGCAGCATGGCTTGTCTTTTTCAAAGCCACCGTCCTGGAAAAACTTCCCAATCAAGGGAATCTTGCCAAGCGTCACATCCACCACGTTGCCTTTGACTCTGGAGGTGACTGTCTCCGTCAACCCCGAAATCACGGCCTCTGCCGTTTTAACCGTCTTGGCCCCGACCGGCGAGTCGCTGGCCCAGTTATTGGCTTTATCCATTACCTCGGTTTTGGCCTGCAACCATGTCGCTTCCAGCAATATCGGCGCAGGCTCCAGGGTCTTGGTAAGACGACTTGCGCTTTCAGTGGTTTCCTTTCGTAAAACCGTTATCGACTTCTCCGAAGTGGCCTTTGTATCAAACGAAAGATGGGCATTCGAATATCGCTGCGATGCCACCGGGTCGAGAGGTTGCCCAGCCCCCAGCGACATGGATTCACGGGTAAGGCGCAGATCTTCGGATGGGGTCGATGTGAATTCAGCGACCGTCTTCGATTCGCTGTGTTCGTCGGTTTTCAACGGCTGCACATCAGTCGTCTTCAGTGTGGATAAAGACGTTTCAAGCGCGTCCACCCCCTCACGCAGTACCTGCAGGGATTGCTCGAGTTCGTTAAGCCGAAAGTCTGCACTGGCCAACGCCAGGCTAATCCCCGTCGCGCGCTCGGGGGCGAGGGGTGCCAAAGTGCCCGGGGTGACGAGACTGGCATCATTTGCGCCATCTGCACTGCCGAAAACACCCTGACCATCCTTGGCCATGGCATACGCGAGCGAATACTTGTCTTGCATCCCGCTTACTCCTGTTTAACGCCAAGGCGAGTGATCGCAATGTCGTAGCGGCGCAATGCTTTGCCGGCGTCCCAGTCGAGGATTTCCGCCTCATTGACCGAGTAGATCAGCGGCACCACATCGAGGATTACTTCGATGTCGCGCTGCGAAAGAAGTCCGCCGGTTGATTTAAAAAATCGTCGATGCGCTCCTGCAATTCCGTCCAGTCGGGCACGCTGAGGCTGGCGAGATCAGGGATCATCAAACCGGTGCAGTGCGCAGTGATGAACTCGGCGCGCTCTTTGTTGGTGGCGAGCTTTTTCATCACTTTAGTGGCGCGCAGGGCGGGCATTTCCAAGGGCAACTCGGTCAGGGTGCGACCGGCTGTATCGAGCGGCAGCAACAGTTGGACCGGCTGGTCGTGGGACGTTTCTTCACGCGCATCCAGGAAGAAAGACGCAGGCCGCGTCGACATTTCATGTACGTACTGAGCAATGCTCACGTAGTCCGGGCGCTTGAGCTGATCGAGTTCTTTTTCCGACAGGCCGGTGGCGAGTTTCGCCAGTTCAAAAAACTGGTCGTCCTCGTCATCACCGGCCCGGGCCAGCGCAGCTTTTTGCGCGGCGTAGAACAGCGGTTTGAGTTGAATCTGCTGGATCGTCGCGCCGGTGTCGGCGGTGATCGGAGACAGCAGAATGTGCAGCGGTGGCATCCAGGCCATGGGGCAATTCCTTGTTTAAGCGTTGTTGAAATCTCAGGATGAGCGCAGTCAATGTGGGAGCCGGGCTTGCCCGCGATGGCATCACCGCGCAGCACCTGATAAACCGAATCGCCTGCATCGCAGGCAAGCCAGCTCCCACAGTGATCGTGCTCACTTCAGAGCACCGTCGCTCTTAAGGCATCAGCACCGCGCGGCGGGCATCGCCGAGAATGTCGATACCGTTGAGCATGAACTTCTGGGTGCGCACGTCGATGTCGATCACCGAAATTCCGTTTTCCAGACGGTTGTAGGTACGGCAGGACAGTTCCAAAGTGGTGGTGACCTTGTCGCCCATCTTCAGCTTCGCCTCCTCCAGGGATTTGAGTTTGCCGCCGACGGTGTGGTAGGTGAAATAGGTCTTGCCGTCCTGGTCCTGGCCGGCTTCACGCACGTTCAACAGGATGTCGTCGCCCATACGCACGCCCAGGGCCAGCATGATTTCCGGCCCGGCACCTTGCAGAACCAACTTGGCATTGAGCACCTTGCCGCTCTTGGCCATCTCTTCGGCGATGAAGCGCCCGCCGGACATGGATTCCATGTCGAACTCGATCTTTGGCGGGGTGAACTCTTCCACCGTCGCGGACAACGGCAGGCCTTGAAGGGTGGCCGCAATGGCCTGTCTTACACGGTTGGTAAACATTAGAGAACGTCCTCCAGGAACTGCTCGATGATTTCATCGCGGGCGTTGAGTT